CCAACCAAATGGTCTTTTTGTTTCGGGATTCATAAAAACATATTCTTGTTCTATCCCAAACCACATTTCAGAATTTTTATATTCTTCTGCAAGTTTGCGAAGTTTCGCACGGGTATTTGATTCGTGTGGGGTTCCATCTGGATTCATAACCTCACACAGAACAATGTTCTCTCCATAAATTTTAACGGGTTTTAGAACACAATCACTATTGTCTCCATCCGCTTGCATTGTAGACGAACCATCAAATCCCCATTCTGGAACCGTGTCTAAATCTACACACGGAAGTTCAATGTATTTAACTTTACTTCTAAGGTTCGGAGTCTTATAACCATCTAACCAAACATATTCTAATCTACGCAAATTTTCATTCATATCTTTCTCCAATCACGGAAACGAAGAGTTGCTTCCAATCCACTAAATGTATTATTATCAATAACTTTTTGAATTTCTCTAGTTGACATTCTATACGCCATGTCATTAATGTCTTTTTCTGTAATGTGGTCAGGCCAAATGCAAACCTCTCTACCCAACTCAATTAACTTTTCTATGTATGCACAAATCTGTCTGTTGCGTGGTTCGTTGTCAAGGATGTATGTCATGGGCGTATCTTCAAATCGTTCGGGGATTTCCTTCAATGCTCCTGCACCAACCATTGCTGTAGCGTTTTGTAAAAACAAACTATCTAGTGGCCCTTCTACAACATATACTCGTTTATTTGGATTTACTCTCCACAAACCATACCAGAGTCGGTCAATGCTCTTATCGTATTTAACAGTAATGTACTTAAGTGTTTCTCTTGCATTAATTTCATCTTGCATAATTAATGAACGGCCTTGACACCCCACCACATCACCATGACTATTAAAGAACGGAATTACTAATCGTTCTTCCTCGCCCATCGATAAAATCGATGGGTCAAGTTCTTTGGCAAAAGAGCCAAAATCTTCAGCATAATATAACAATCCCCAATGTTGTTTTGGAATCTTGCGTATATTTGCAAACTTGACAGCAACATGGTCTTTGGGTAAGTCCTTGATACATTCTATAGTATTTAAGACTACATCCTTCTTTTTGAATTCTGGTTTTTTACTTGCGAACTTAAACATATCTTCCTTTGATTTCTTTGGGATTGGTGACTTTTCCCCACCACGATAATTTTCAAGACTGTATTCTTTACAGAGCGAGGGTTGTACTTGCTTTAAAAAATTGTATACATTACTTCCGTGGTTACAGTTGTGACACTTATAGAAGAAATCGTTTCCCTTTACATAAAAATATCCTCTTGCCTTTGTTTTAATCTTTGTTGAATCACCGCATATTGGACAAGAACAATTTGCTAGTGTGTCTTTCTTCCATTTAAAATTTCTTAATTGCGATGATATACGATTTATAAAAGTCTTATCTATGTAAATAGACATTAGATACTCCACGCATTAAGATTAGATTCTGTTTTTTTAAATTTATCTGTGAATGTTTCGTTGATAATTTCTTGTACACCCGACTGAAGAAGCCCCGGCTGGTCTGATTCATCAACTTCATATAATTTCATTTTAGAACGATCGATACCTAATACAAACTTTCTATTTGTTGCTAAGTCGTTATACCGATTCTTTAATTGTTTTATTAGTACCTGATTATTTTCGTCCAATTCTTCTGTGGCAATTAATGCAAACATAAAATCGGCAGTTGCAGGAAGTCCAAAAGATTCTGATGTGTCCTCTAGTCCAACATCTGTACTAGAAAATCCTTGTCGATTGGTTTGGGTGGCCGTGAAGATTGGGATATTATTTTCAACGGCTAGTCCCCGCAATTCTTCTGCTATTGCTTTAATAAGAGTATACGAATTAATTGTATTGCCCTGTTTATATCTGACGGATGCACAAATATTCAAGTAATCAACAAAAATGATATCGGGAATAAAACTCTTTTTGATTTTGATTTCTTCAAGAAGATGTCTAATATGATTTACATTTGCTGTTGCTGTTGGATATTCTTTGATTAATAATCCACCCTGAATGTTTTTGGTAGCGTCATACAGTTTACGAGCATAGACCTTTTTAGACAACTCTTTCATATCATCCATTGAAATGTCCATAAGATTGGCATCTATTCGTTCGGCTATTCGTTCTTCGGCCATTTCGCATGTGATGTATAAAACATTTTTACCTTGAACCAAACAATTAGATGCATGATGACACATAAACAAAGATTTACCTACACCCGTTCCAGCCATAACTACATTTAAAGTTTTGGGCCCAATTCCGCCATTGGTAATTCTATTCATGTATTCCAAATCAAACGGAATCTTAATCTGTTTCTGATGATAAAAATCATATCTATCTTCAGCATCTTTTAAATAATCGTGCCCGATATTTGTATCAAAAGAAACCGCAAGTGCATCGGATAGTAATTTAGGAAGAGAATTGTTATCCTTTTCTTTAGACTTCCCATCAATGATTTGAATAGATTCCAAAATAGCATTGTAGATAGATTTGTCTTTACAGAATTTTTCACATTCATCTACCAACCATTCTATATTATTTTGTTCATGGGGTTCAAAGATTTCGTTGATAACTTCGTGACAGGCCTCAACATCTGGCCCTGCGAGTTTCTTTTCGTCCAATATAATAATTAGTGCCTCTCTGGTAGGAGAGTCATTATATTTTGTAAAGTATTGGTCTATTATTTCAAAAACAATCTGTTCAGATCGTTCTTGAAAGTATTCCTTCTCTACAAAAGGCAATGTTTTCCGAGTGAATTGTTCGTTGAGAACAAGATTACTCAGAATCAGTATTTCTATCCGTTCCATCTGTACTTCCTGCGGCTTGAATTAACCCATCCTCATTTGCGATACTGTCTAGAACAACACATGTGACCAAATTTCCTAAGTATTCGTCTTTGGTGTTACCTTCTTCGTCTTTTGCTTCGAAATCAACATTCTTTGGGTTGTCTAGAATATCAGCCGTAAAAGATACAGGAATGTTGCCAGTTTCTTCATCCACGGTTCCAAATTCAACATTGGTGTATCGAATGATTAATCCTTTTTGGATTCCCTTTTCTTCTACCTTGACGAAAAGGCCAGATTCATCAAGCCATAGAATCTTATACCCCCTCTTTGGGATTTTCGTCTTCTTCGGTGTCTTTACTTTCGTTGTTGCTGTTGCCATATTTAAATTCCTTTGCTGCTGCAATTTCTAATGATTTCATAATATCATCAGTAAAATATTTGTCTGCATCCTTATACAGACTCTTTTCGTATAATTTAGTTCCATTTGGAAGTTCAATTCGTGTTGAAACCTTCTTAAAAATTCCATACTTAACTCCTAGTTCAACTAGGCCATAGTATGGGTGTAATCCTTCTTTGTAATCCAATAGAACATCAACCATTGAATTCTCTTTGGTCAATCTCCCCTTGAACAACTTACAGTGAATGATATTACCAATAACATCAGTACCATCCTTCACCTTTTTCTTTGAGAGGTAAACAATTGTACTGGCTGCATATTTTAGTCCAGAACCACCTCCCATAGTTTTTGTTGGAAACATAGAACCTACCACATCATAGGTATGGTTGGTCATAATCATTGGAATGCCTGCCTGTCCTAATTTTAGGGTCAACACACGAAATGTTGCCTTAATCATTTGGGCCCGTGTCATATCACGGGTTCCTTTTCCGGCAGCAGTATCTTCCATTTCCTTTGTTGTAGAGAGCATACCAAGAGAATCCAAAACAATAAGCATTGGTTTCTTATCGGCTTTCTTTAGTTCTCTATAGTTGTCAACAATTTGAATTGCTTGATGTCGAAAATCTTCAACCGTTGCAACAGGAAATACTGCAACACGGCCGGGATCAATGCCCCGTTCAATAAACATATCCGATGTTACTGCCTGTTCGCTGTCAAAATAAAGGACAACGCCATTATCATTGTCAGCAAGAAACTTATTAACAATGCCGAGACTAAAATAGGTTTTGCCCGTAGCGCTTTCCCCAGCAAGTGCAATAATCTTATTGTCTGGTATACCACCGTAGAGGCTACCAGAAAGCAAAGCATTAAAACTAAAACTTCCAGTGTCGCAAAAGGCATGTACATCTGCTCCTTCCAGTCCTTCATCGATTGATGATGCGTATTCATTTCCTGATGCGGAAATCATTTTTGATAACAGTTCACTCATATTTATGAATCCTCCATAATTTTATGTAATTTAGTTCTTATTATACCAAGTTTTTCAACTTCGTCAACTATTTTTTCTACATGTTCTTGTTTTGTTGTCTTAGACAACATCATCTTTTTAATTTTTGGTTTGTGATATCCTATCGTCCTATCTAAGAATGAAATCAAAAACTTTAATTCTTTTTTATCTAAATTCATTCTAAAAATCCTTCTAACGAAGATACCCCATATGTCTTCAAACACATTTTGGGTTTTGTGCCCTTTCTTCTTTTTGTCAAATCGTACAACCATATGATTTTTGGTTCTCCTGTTTTAATAATTGCTTTGCCCTGTTTAACATCTTCTCTCATCTCATACGAATATGGTCTATCGATTGTCAATGACCGCATGTGGTATGTCTTCCCCCTCCATTCAACATATTTCGTTGGAGATGTCTTACCCGATTCAGTAAAATTTGTTGCTTTGTAAATTGTACCGATATGTCCTTGAGTTAAATCCGAGTAAGACAATACACTGTCATAATTAGTATTGGTCACCAGATATTTTATTATACTTCCTAGAAACCAACTCTCGCTGTTGTGTGGTGCTTCGTCTAAACATGCCATCCTTCTGATGTCAATACAATTGTTGTATTTGCTTTCGTGTCGTGGTTTTCCAAGAACACTTCCACCTACCAATTTACCATCGATAAGCATTGCAAAACAAACACTAATGCCACCACCCATGTGACCTTTCTTGTAATGAAAGTCTTCAAAGATATGTCGTATATCTGAGAAGTTACATA